TGTTAGCGCTTGGAAATCCGGACAACGTTCAGAACATGATGTTCCAACGCTTTATCTACGCTACCATGGATATCGAATTGATTTTCGAAATTACGGGTCAACCATCACAGTGTGGCAAACTGATAATCTGGGAGTCACCTCTGTCAGCTTATTCCAACACCATAGGAGACAGCGGTACCTATTTTCCTAATCTGGGCTCGATCTTCCAGATGAATCACATTTGTCTAGAACCGAACAGGAGTGCAACTGAGATTTTGCGTATCAATTTCAAGGCATACAGATCAGCCATGAATACGTTTACATTTGGTGACGCGCTCATCGACTACATGTCTACCATCCATATGACGGTGGCTTCACCCTTGAGAACGAAGGGAGATTCAAGATCCGCTGTCATCACGATGCGGTCAAGATTTGTGAACGCCCGGTTCACGATCCCTCGGCCTATTGCACAAACAGGAAAGTTCGATCCCGTAACCAACAGGAGATTTGAACCCACACGGATCATCCTTGGAAAGAACGTCGATGATCTCTCGGAGATCCGCAACCACCTTGCAAACGAAACAAGGCAGTCACTGATGTTTAGTGCACAAGGAGCGAATGTCTCCAACGTTTACAACACAAGCAACGTTACGATTTCAGATGTCGGAGGGAGCGTTCCGTACCAAGGACAGTACAAACCAGACACCAAGCCAAGTCAGAGTCTGAGTCCAGACATCTCTGCTGCGATCCCCATGCACAACCCCCCAATGGTGGGAGGTGCTATTCCCGCATATGGTCAATTACCATCATTGAGCAGAGCTATTGGTCCTGCCTGCTGTCATGCATTGCAACTGCACCCTCAAGAAATGAACAGGGAAACCCAGAGCCGCTTCAACAACGATGAGATTAGTTTTGATCAGCTTTTCCTTCGACCGGTTCTCACCAGGGCTAATGCATCTGGTTGGCCTACCAAGTGGACTACATCGCAGCCCAGCGGAGAGATCATTAGAACAATACCTCTAGATAGCCACATGCTTACAGGCCCTTTCACGGATCCCCTTTCTAACCTTGATGATCCGTTCCAGGAATTCATTTGGAACCACTTTTCCTTCTGGAGAGCTTCAGAAATAGTCGTTGATTTCGAACTGGTCAAGACTAGGTTCCATGCAGGAAAACTGATGGTCGTGATAGCGTACGGTTCTCCCAACGTTGAGTCACTTGACAGAAATGTCTACATTTCCAGGGTCCTGGATTTTTCGGACGACACCAATCGCGCCAGCTTAACCATTCCGTGGTCGGCGGGCACACAATACTTGAGGACAGTAGATTTTACCACGCGCAACTCTGTCCTCCATCCCCAACAGGACTATTCTTTGGGCACAATGCAGGTTTCAGTTTTGAACCAGTTGAGGGCCAATGACACGGTCGTAGAAGATCTCGACCTGCTCATTTACTTCAGGTTTAAGGAGATGAGGTTGTACGAACCAAAACCAACTCCTTATATTACTGTTATACCTACCGTGCCTTACCCTGTAGTTAGGGCTAAAAACCCTTTCCAAGAAGACGACTCTGACAACTCGAGTACGACTCTGAAGAACCCGAGTTCCACGCCCAAGGCGTTTCAAACCATGAGCAAGCAGCTGAAGAGACGCACCTTTACGGAGCAGCCCGGGCCTTGCCAGACACTACCATCGCTGGCACCGAAACAAACGAAGTATCTGCTGATGGAAAGGATCCCATCCGATCCGTCAAGATAACAGGCCATGAAACCCCGCACGTGGGAGGAAAACCCATGAACTTATATGTCGGAGAGAAATTTGAATACCATCCCCTGACGGTTCTCGACATAATGCGGAGGCACTACAACATTCTCCACAGAGGTATTGGCGGAGAAACGCTTGCTTACAATTTGACAACTTACTATGATTGGGCTGGACGACCGACCACCACTCCTGCGACAGCAGGAGACACTAGCTTCGTTTGGCCAACTGAAGTTGACCCAAGACAAGGGAGGAGGTATGCACTAACATTTTTAGTGAAACCTAGGCACCCGTTTGCCTCACTCTATGCAGCCTGGGCGGGGCACATGAAATACAGATTCGTTCTGAAATTGAAACCACCAGCGGGCCAGTTGGTCCCATTCAACCCACCCAAAGTTGGATTCTTCCCCTTTCCCCCCCAGATCGTAGGGAATGCTGGATCCGATTTTGCTGCATTTGTGGCGTCATCGTTTTGGCAAGGCAGCAGAGAGAACGGCTCTGTTTTGTACAACACGAACCAGACCCACTCTTTGGCCAATGAACACCTTTCAATTTTACCAGATGGGACATACCACATTGACGTACAAGTTCCGTTTTCCACGCACTACAACATGCTACCTGTGTTGCCAGACACTACTTCAACAATCACCGAAAACGTGTCTGGAATT